TTGAGCACGGCTGGGCCGTTGAGTACGACGTTATCACTGAGGATGATCTGTACGAGGAAGAGGAAAAAGAAGAGGACGAGCCGTCCACCATCTCAACCTTAACGATTAAGATAGAAGAGTAAAAAAACAGGGGACTTAACGGTCCCCTTTTTATGCGTAGGAAACCTTATTGGTTTCTGAGAGCTCTTTAAAGATGCGGCTAATCAGCTTGTCCTGATCCTGCACCTTTTGCTCAAGCTCTTTTACATGACCTTTTAGTTCCCAGCAGTCTGCCCGAAGCTGGTCGGACTCTGCTTGATGCCTGAGAATCGCAATCTCAAGCTCATCCTCGTACTCAAGGATGTCAAAGGCACAGTTTAGTCTTTCATAATTTAACATTGCGGATACTCCTCAAAGTTGAACCACTCATAAAACTCACACCTAATCGCGTAGTCAATTTCGCGCTTAATCGCCTCCTCGGTTGGCTCATCTGTATGCTTATGAGCCCTTCTCCACCCATACTCAACGCCATTCTCGACACACATCTCAATCAGCTTTTCTATTTTGGGGCTCATCACGCACTCCTTAAGTACTCATAGTACTCTTCATTAGACTTGATGTAGTACTCTTTGCCCTCTTTAATAATGTGAGGACCTCCTACGGCACCAGCCTCAAAGTCATACAGAAACCAGTATATATCCTCGTCTACATCTTCAAACAACTTTTCCATTACAAGTTGCAGTTTCAGGTCCTGAAGGGCGGCATATTTGTTATCAAACAACAAATCTCGAATATCCTCTGGGACGGTTTCTAGGTAATCGTCCTGTGAATCTATCAGCTCTTTAAGCTGCTTTACTATCTCAATAAGTTCTTGCTTCATGCTGGCCCTTTCAGTGTGGTTACTTAAGTACTTACATCTTTTTCATCTGCCACCCATTGGCGTACATAAAAATGCTCGCCTAGGTCTTCAATATCGGCTTGGGGGTAACCATTAGCTACAAGCCAAGCGGTCATGTCCCCGTCCTTGGTATCAAAAACCTTTGGGAACCCATATCTCCACCCAGCGGGCGGGTCAACCCACAGCTTCATACTTATCCTTAAACATTTTTTGATGGCACATATCTTCAAAAATACTCCACAATTTTTCTTGCCTCAAAGCGTTGAGGGTAATGAGTCCCAGCAAAGCGTTGGCCATATCGTCCTCGGACATCGGCGGACCGTTACAGGTTCTCTCAAATAGCAGGTTTAAGTCACCCTCCATGTCCGCCCGTAAGATCGCTTGTTCTAGATCAAATCTATCGCTCATACATTTTTGTCCTTTGGTAAATCAAGTATGTCTTGAATTAAGTGAAAGCCGCCATCCTGCCTTTGAACAGCAGCCACTACCCCAATGCGGCCATTGTCCATCCAGAATGCCTTGATTGAGTGCTTTGGAAAGTCTGAAGATGGCTCTACAGGCTTCTCTAAGTTAAGTGTGATGTTCATGTGTTTCTTTCCTTAAGTTTTTCTTCAATTAAGTTATAGAAAGCTAATAACCCACATTCAGTAGTTTCGGACAATATTTCTTTGTACTCATCATCCGTCAACCCAACCCAAGGCCTCAAAGTCTGTTGCACTTTGGCCTGCGCAGCCACGCCGTCTTCGTAACCTTGTGCGTAAGTGTCGTTGTCAACTTCAATCAATTGCTTGATAAGCGCCAGACTTTCCTCGCATACTCGCGTCAGGCTGTCCATAGCCATGTTGCGTTTGATAATCATGCATTCTTCTCCCGCAGTTCGCGTTCGATTGCCCGTGCGCAGTTCATCATGTCGCCGCCGTAGCGGTTATAGATGCGTTCAATATGCTCATCCGTCAGCCCCGCCCATTCACGCTGAGGCTGTTCAAAGTAAGCTCGAAAAACATGGTTCTCTTTTGTTGGATCAATGATTTCAACAAATGTTTTACCCCATGCCGCCTTGGTTTCAATGATTTCATCTTGTGTCATGCTTTACCTTTGTATATAGAACCCAGCGAATAAAATAAACGCTAAGAAACAGGCCACGGCGAACAGACCCTTTACGATCTGTAGGTTTTGGTGCCGTTTCCAATTTTTCTCAAAGACCAGCTCTGATTCTCTGAGTTTTTGTTTTAAGTCTGATTGAATAGTCATACCATTTCTCCATAGTAGGAAAGAATCTGCTTATAGGCACCCTTCAATGCGCCGATGTGCTGCTTCTCAATCTCAGGTTCGTGCGAGAAAACTGGGACAGTCTCTGTCTCCAATAGTTCAAGGTCTTCCCTTAGACGCTCGATGAAGATGTTGTCTACAGTGTCGTTGCTAAGTTCTACGTTAATTTTCATCACTTTTTCCCTCAATACGCTCTTTCTCCAACTTCTGCACAGCGATTACGGCATCTCGTTGTTTGAGCAGACTGTCTAAGAAGCATTCCTTATGGGCATACCTTCCGAGGAAGGCGGACCCTTCGCTGTGTTCTACTGGCTTATGACAGATGAAGCAGTTCAATCTGTGCCCCCAGCCTTTTCATCCACAGTGTTCATCTTCCCCTCCTTAACGGCTTCCCTGAGCATGTGAAGGAATCCATAGGTGATTAGGTACTTAGCCGAGTCGGCGTCCATGTGGAGCTGGACGTTGATAGACCCGTCTGGGTTCTCTTCTAGGTATTCCATTTCAATCTTGCAGTCGCTCATTTGTTGCTCCTAAAGCTTGCCCATGAAATATATGGTTGCTATTGTTATTAAAGATGAAGCAAACGCAACACCCAGCACGATTGCATAACAAATCAGAAGTAATCTCATAAGTCATTAGCAGTAGGGCGCTGATTCTCAAGCGCTCTTGCTACCTCAGGGTTCATGTCGTTCACCATCTTGACGCAGCGCTGGTGCTCTTTCAGGGCAATCATCGGCTGCACAAACGCCGCAACCTTTTGGGCAAACTGGTAGATGTCTACGTCGTCCGCAACCACCGCGTTGGGCTCGTGCTGGTCGCAGTAAAAAAATATCTGTTTGATGGACTCTTCACTTAACATGGTCTCTCCTTACTGATGTTGATTTTTAATCTGCCAAAATTGCAATAAATGCATGAACATTTGCCAACCGCGGTCTAGGTCCTCCGCGGACCACTCCTTTACGACCACCAAGTTGGGCACGCTGCGCGACACAAACACGTTCGCCGCCCTTGCGCTTGGTATGCCTAGGCCCACTCGATAGGCCGAGAGCTGCATGAGGTGCTCGTCGTACGTGTCGACCTTTTCGGGGTCCGAGAACTCTTTGGTCTTGATGTCGACGACAATTCCTGACTCAGTAAATAGGTCGCACTTACCTCCAAAACCCGCCTCGTGTGCAAATGAGCGCTCAGAAATCCATGTGCAGTCACCAAAGTGCTCTCTGATGGCTTTGGTGCAGGCGTCGACGCTGTCCTTGTGCCTGCCTGTTGGCTGTCCTTCATAGTATCCTTGAATAGATGCGTGAATCTCCGTGCCTGCGTCAGCCGCCGCCCTGCCCTGCTCCTTGGAGTCGCTAATGATGCGGTCTATGTACTCCTTCTCGGGCTCCTCCGCGCGTTTAGGGAGGGTAAGGGCCGAGTACAGGACCTGCTGCTGCATCCAAGCCAATAGAGCGGGCTTGGCCACGATATTAAGGATCGTGGTGACGCTAGGTACAAGACTGAGCTTGCGAGCGTCACGCAGGGTTGTGGCGCGCTGGCCACCCTTCGCGGCCTCCACGGTATACATGGGAGCACCGTCCCGCGTATACCAATGGTTAGACTCGCTTGCTCTTGTTGATGAGACAACCAAGCTCATTTGCGGCCCCTTACAACAGGCTTGGGCTTCCTGCCGGGCTTCTTCTTAGGCACGCCGTCCTTTGTAAGGCCGTAAGGCGCTCGCTCAACCGCCTCCGTTGCATAGCGCCTAATCATGCGATCCCTTCTGGCTGGGTCGTTCCAAATCCCAGCAGCCTTCATGGCGGCCACCTGCTGCACGGTCAATGAAAAGGTGCCCTTTGGTGGCTTAGGAGGCTCTGGCTTTTGAAGGCCTAGGAGTGCTTTGACCTTAAGAATTAAGGACTCAAATTTGCTTGGTTGTTTAAAAGTTCTCATCACGTCTTGTTACCTTATTAAAATGGAATGTCGCTGTCCATGTCGTCAAAACCAGAGTCGTTCTTAGGGGCAGGCTTGCCGCCCTGTTGCCACTCAGGCGTTGCTCTGATCTTTTCCTGCAGCTTGTTGCTGAAGTTTTCAAAGATGGCCATGTCGGGGTTCTCAAGATCAAAAATCTCCAGCTCGTTGTGAGCCTGAGGCAGCCCCGCCTTCTTGATTTGAGACGACACAGGGTTGATGCTGGCAATGTTGGTGTACTCGTTGCCGTCGTTTCCAGCCTCGCGCACCACAGACAACATAGCCCACGCGCCCAGAATATTCTTAAGCTGAAAGCCTTCAAGCTCCGCGGCCGTGAATGAGCGTGAGCGCCAATTCTCGAGGTCCTTGCGTAGGTTTGCGTTCTCGCCTAGGCTGGCCGTAAAGTTCTTGCTGATGCTCATCGGCTCGCCCTTGTCGGTCACCAACGGGGTGCCGTCCACGTCCTCGCTGTGCACCTCAAACTGCAGCATGATTTTTTTAAGTTTCTTGGCCACACCTTTGTAGGTTGACTCTTGCGTGCCGAGGTCCACGATTCGGTAGCACCGTGCGAGGTGCATGCCGGGTGGCACTGGCTTGAATGACGACGTTCCGCCTGATGCTTTCACTGTTAGTCCCATTTGTTTCTCCTAGATATTGATACCACTTCAAGTGTCACTGTTACTTTCCGCTTGGGCGTACCGCACTCACTGCGGATGATGTCCCAATCGGACCCTCTTGCTTTGCCAGCCTCGGCCCTTTCCAAAGCCTCCTCCAGCATTTGCAACCTTTCCAGCATGAGCTGGTTCATTTCCTCTTCTCTCATAAACGCTCCTTAGTTCGCTTCTGTGTTAAACACGCCTAAATGTATCACGTTTAATTTCAGCGTACAATACCCCTTGCGCAAATTTATTTTATGTGTAACATCCACTTAACCCAACAAAAGGAGAGGCATGAACCTAACCGAATATTTTTCAGACAAACCAAGGGGCGCCAAGGTCCAACTAGCCCTACAGCTGGGCATAAGCAAGACATGGCTGTCGTTAGTAATCTCAGGGCGAAAACTGCCTAGCCCTGAACTGGCCCGAGACATCGAGGCTTTGACTGGCAGGCGAGTGAAGAGGGCTGATTTAAGGCCCGACATTTTTGGAAAAACAGCGAAATGATTTGGTACAAATTTCACATTGGGGACTACATCTCACACACCATGCACCTAGACGACGCCGAGGACTTGGCGTACCGCAGGCTGCTGGACTGGTACTACATGGCAGAGCGACCCCTGCCTCTAGACATCAGCTTGGTGGCCAGACGCATTCGACTCGACGAGGACGTGGTTGAGCCCGTTCTAAAGGAGTTCTTTGTGCAGACCGAAGAGGGCTACATCAACACCAGAGCGGACAAAGAGATTGCGGCCTACAACGTGAGGGTCGACCTAAACCGTAAGTCTGGCAAGCTTGGAGGCAGGCCTAAAACCATTGAGGTTTCTAACGAGGAACCATTGTGTAACCCTAACAGAACAGAAACAGAACAGAAACAGAATATAAATACCATTAAGTCGGAAACTTCGTTTCCTCCCTGCCCCCATAAGGAGCTTTTAAGTCTTTACAAGAAACATCTGCCGCATTTAATGCAGCCAAGGGTATGGGAAGGGGCAAGGCAGGCCGCAATGAAGGCGAGGTGGACTCAGGCAGGCAAGCCATCCACCTACAGTCCTAAAGGCTACAGCACGATGGAGGACGGCCTTGAGTGGTGGGATTCTTTCTTTGGCTACGTGGCCAACGAGACCTCACTGGCGAAAGGCTTTGAGAGTAATGGCAGGGTGTGGCAGCCTGACCTTGTGTGGATTGTGAACGCCACAAACTTTGCAAAAATCATTGACGGGAAGTACGCAAAATGACATTCGCTAGACCTGACAAAAAGTCAGACACCGTAGACGAGGGCAACAGGCTCTTTTGCTCAGTGGCTGGATGTACAAATCTTTGGACCGTCCAGATTGACCGCCCAATGTGCAGCCATCACCAGTGGAATCGCGGACCCATAAAGCCTAAAATCGGCAAGCTTCCTGACCTCAAGGCCAAGACCGTGTCGCAGTGGTACGACGAGGAGGAGTTTTGAATTACTATGAAGCAAATCGAATTCTTGACAGAGTCAGGGACGGCGCGCAATTTAGCGAAGATGTCATCCTCAGAGCTCTTGACCTTACGGGAGACTATGAGGGACTGCGAGGCGAGGGAGTGGATTGCGAGGTACAGAGCCAAGCAAAAACAGGCTGGCCGAGTGGCCGCATGGACTTGGTGGCAGGACACCCTTGCTGACATCTCAAAACGCCGTGGCGAGAAGGCCGCGGAAGATTTACGACAACGAATGAACAGGAACAGCAATGAGAAGAGCGGCAAGGGTTGACGCAAACCAAGACCAAATCGTGTCCGCATTACGGGCAGCTGGCGCTTACGTATGGATTATTGGCCTTCCAGTTGACCTGCTGGTCGGTTACAAGGGTCACACTTTTTTGGTAGAAGTGAAGGATGGCCCTAAAAAGCGTTTAACGGACCTACAGTCTGATTTTTTTGAGAAGTGGGTTGGTGGCACCCTGTGCAGGATCGACTGCGCAGAAGCCGCTTTGAGAATGATTGGCGTTGTTAAAGAAAGGGAAGAGAATGAGCTATGAACGAGACCCGCACAAGGCGGTTGATCACATCCTGTCGTACAGGCATTTGTATGCAAAGGCTAGGGCGGAGCGCTCCTACATCGAGCAGTTTCGTAAGAGCCTCAAGGCAATCTTGATGAAGAAGAGTGGCGAGACCACCATAGGTGCGCAGGAGAGAGAGGCCTACGCCCACCCAGAGATGACCCAACTACTTGACGGGCTGAGGGCTGCAGTCGAGGAGGAGGAACGCCTCAAGTGGGAGATGACCGCGGCCGAGCTGAGGGTGGAAATTTGGAGAACAGAGCAAGCAAACAACCGAGTGGAAGGACGAGTTACTTTATGAAAACGCAGAAAAAATTTCAAATTGTTGGAGAGATCAAGCGAGCAACAGTAGAGCCGCTGACATTTTCCACACCGTGGGGTCGTGCATGGACCAGAGGCGCCGATGTGATGGGTACTTGGAAGCGCTACGGCTTTGTGCCCCCATCTGAGGTGCGCAACGACTGGTATTTCAAGATTAACCGTGAGGGAGGTAAAGTTGAAAACCGCTGAAGATGAAGCTTTCGAGAAAATTGAGGAGCTTGCCCAAAAACGAGAGAGTAAAGACCCCGTTGAGAGAGCTTTTGCAGAGTGGCCGCACAGCCACAGGCCAGAGCAGTACTTTGTACAAAGGGAGGCGTTCCATGCTGGATGGATGGCCGCCAAGCGAGGCGCCAATTGAAGACCTGCCAAGTGTGTCGTACAAGACCAGCAGAGAAGCAGGCGTTGACTAGCAATGGCCGCAAGATGTGGCGCTGCATCACCTGCTATGAACTTAAAGATCGCAACGAAAAGAGAAGCAAATGACTGAAAAGATGAAAATTGTTTTTGCCGAAGGGTGCTTTGATGACTTCGACGGCACCGAGGAGGAGCTGGCCGAAATAATCGCCGACCTTCAGACCATGGTGGACGACGGCACCTTGCTGGAGAACAGTGAGAGGCTCACGCCTGAGGAGGAGGACGATCTTATTGAGGTGCTTAAGTCAAAGGCTCCGCGGCAATGACAACACTCAAAGAGAAGAAGCATATGTCGAAGGTGGCCGAGCTTGGCTGCGCAGTCTGCAGGAGGATGGGTTACGAGGGCACTCCTGCAGAGCTGCACCACCCACGCAAGCTTGCAGGGGGCTGGGGGCGCTCTAGCCACATGAGCGTGATACCCCTGTGCCCTGAGCACCACAGAGGAAATACTGGTGTGCATGGCCTCGGAACCAAAGGTTTTGAGAAATATTACGGTTATGATGAGGCTGCTCTCCTGAAGGATACACTTAGCCTGATTGAAGAACCCTATTGGGAAGAGCAAGAAGATTAAAATTTAGTTGAGAAAGTCTGTTGTATTGTTTAATTTGGGCTTATACTTACATCACTGACCAAGCAATAGTGCAAGGCAGAACAGAGAAGGAAAGCGAAATGAACAACGACATCAACTTCACCAGCGTAGACACTCTAGGCTCACTCTTGGCCCAGATCGCTGACTTGACTAAGCAAGCAGAAGCAATCAAAGACTCCATCAAGGAGTCTGCCAGCGCAGGCGGTGCCAAGGTCGTCGAAGGTGCGCTCTTCAAGGCCACCTACATCGAGAGCAACCGCTCGGTGTTCGACAAGGACGCCTTCATCAAAGAACACGGCGCTGAGGCATACGCCAAGTTCACCAAGGTGAGCGCAGTGTTCTCGGTCAAGGTCACCAGCAAGTAATCGGAGGCCGCCATGAAATACCAATTCAATGACGGCGGCCGCAAGGCCGCAGGCTTCAAGGGTACGGCAGGCGACTGTGGTGCTCGCGCCATGGCAATCGCCTTGGGCCTTGACTACAAGGCGGTTTATAAGGAGCTGGCTCAGGCCAATGCCGACAACGGCCGCGCAAAGTCAGCACGCAACGGCATCAACAAGGACATCTACGCCGAGGTGCTCAAGCGATATGGCTGGGTGTGGTTCAAAGCCCCACAGTTTGCGGGCCGCAAAGCTCGATGCAGCGACATGCCAGCGGGCGTGGTCATTGCCAAACAAGCTCATCACTTTGTGGCCGTGGTCGACGGCGTGGCCAACGACATTTGGGACTGCACCGGGCGCATGGTGTACGGGTACTGGGCGAAGCAATAAACCAACCGGGGGCCTCGGCCCCATAACTTAAACGAAAGCGAATCATCATGTCAGAAGAAATCGAAACAATCATCTACACCGAAGAGCAAGTGCGCATCAGCGTTGACCAGTGGGACAACGGCGGCGTCTGGCTATCTTTACAGGCGCGCAGTGCAAGCATGCACACCACATTGACTCGAGCTGAGGCGGAGCAGATGCTCAAGGGGCTGCAGGCCGTGTTGGGTGTAGAGGTGGCAGCGTGATTTCATTTGAGGAGCGCAAGAGGGACTTTTGGGCGTGGCATAAGGCCAACCCAAAAGTATGGGAGTACTTCGAGCGGTTCTCGCTTGAGGTAGTGCGCACTGGCCGCCTCAAAGTCAGTCACTGGCTCATCATCAACCGCATACGGTGGGAGGTGTACCTCGAGACTACTGGGGAGGACTTCAAGATCAGCAACGACTACATCGCCTTTTATGCAAGGCTTTGGAGGGCTCGTTACCCAGAGTACAAAGACTTATTCACAATCAAGAGAATGATCGGAGAGCCCAATGAATGATTGCATAAAAAATATTTTTGCTGAAGTTTGCACAACCCACTTGTTTAATATACAATTACAGGCATGCACTGAACGGTTCGGTGCTACAACAGAGAAGGACAGCGAAATGGACAAGATGGAACACGGTTACATGGTTGCAGCTAACGCACTGCGCGCGATCAACGCACTGGACGCAACTCAGATCACTGAGGACGCCGCGGCCGCGATCATTGCAGCGCTAACCGCCAAGCTGACACGCAGCCCGATGGCTCATCAGGACCACATTGTGGCGGCCGTAGAGTCACTGGACTACGCTCACGAGTACTTAGTAACGCAAGAGGTTTGAAATGACCAAGGATGAAGTCAAAGCATTAGCAAGGTACTGCGGCGTCATGGAGGACGAGTGCGGCCTCAAGGTAAGGTGGGACGACCTCGAGCGCTTCGCTCACGTCCTAATCGCCGGAGAGCGCGACGCATGCGCAAGAATCGCAGATAGCGCAGTAAGGGCCATAAGGGAGAGGTCCGTTGAGCCGCCGAATTATTGAAAGGATACTCGACCAGCTCATGGTAGGGCTGGTATCAGTAAGCCTGCTCATGCTCATATGCTACAGGCCAGACTTATGGAAACCATAACGGTTTTCTCATTAGCACAGCGCCGAAAGGTTTGATACACTCGCGACAATCAAACCATTAGGATGGCGTATGTCAGAAGTAAAAAAGAAAACAGGAGCACCGAAAGGGTCAGGCTCCAAGTACACAGAAGAGATTGCAGACAGGATATGCAAGGCAGTGTCCTGCGGCGTTCCACTGCGGCAAGTATGCAGGGAGGAGCAGATAAGCTGGAGCACGGTGTACGATTGGTGTAATGCTCACCCTGAGTTTGCCCCACGCCTCGCACACGCGCGCGACCTTGGCTTTGATGCGATTGCGGAGGAGGCGCTGGACATCTCCAACAGTCCCGTGACTGGCCTCAAGAAGGTGTTCTCTCAGGGCGGTGATAAGGAGATCATCACCGTGACTGAGGAGGACATGCTTGGCCACCGCAAGCTGCAGATTGAGACGCGCCTGAAGCTGCTGGCCTGCTGGAACCCTAAGAAGTACGGCAACAAGGTGGCTCTGGGTGGCGACGCCGACAACCCCATAAAGGTAGAGGCAGAGGTGCAGGCGCAGCAGCTGCTGGACGCCCTGCTCAAGAACGTAGAGCTCAACAAGCAGGCTAATGGCTGACATAGCCGCCCTGCTCGAGGACCCGCAGGTAAGGCAGAGCCTCGAGGCCGTATCGCCTGAGTACAGGCTGGCATGGGCTTGGAGGATGACGTGGCTCAGTAAGCAGCACGCGCACCAGACGCTGCCAGCGGGGGATTGGTGGAGCATATGGCTCCTGCTTGCTGGCCGCGGAGCTGGTAAGACTAGGACGGCCGCGGAGCAGATCGCATGGTGGGCCTACACCGAGCCCGGCACCCGATGGTTGGTAGCCGCTCCTACTTCGGCAGACGTTAGGGCAACCGCCTTCGAGGGTGACTCAGGACTGCTCTCTGTGGTGCCTAAGGCGTTGATCGCCGACTACAACAAGCAGCACCATGAGCTGAGACTGTACAACGGATCGCTCATTAAGGGCATTCCTGCATCGGAGCCTGAGCGCTTCAGGGGTCCGCAGTTCCACGGGGGCTGGTGCGACGAGCTGGCGGCATGGGACTACCTGCAGGAGGCGTGGGACCAGATACAGTTCGGCATGCGACTGGGTCGGCGCACCCGCATGATATGCACCACCACACCCAGACCCAAAGACCTCATCATCGAGCTGATTGGCCGCGAGGGTGACGACGTGGTGCTCACCACCGCCTCGACCTACACCAACCTCGGCAACTTGTCGGAGAACTTCAGGAAGCAGATTCTGCAGTACGAAGGCACTACGCTGGGGAGGCAGGAGATTTACGCCGAGATCATCGACCCTGAGGAGGGCGGTATCGTCAAGCGGGACATGTTCAAGCTGTGGCCAGCTGGCAAGCCCTTCCCTCGCTTTGAGTACATCATCCAGTCCTACGACGTGGCCACCAGTGAGAAGGTGCAGAACGACCCCACGGCCTGCATCACCTTCGGCGTGTTCAAGCCGCTGGACGGCCCAATGTCGGCTATGGTGATCGACTGCTGGCAGGAGCGCATGCAGTACCCCGACCTACGCCCCAAGGTGTTGGAGGAGTACGAGACCGTCTTCGGTGAGGGCAAGGACCGCAAGAGGGTGGACCTCCTCCTCATTGAGGATAAGAGCGCTGGCATCTCCCTCATACAGGACCTACAGCGTGCGCACCTCCCTGTGCGGGCGTACAACCCCGGCCGCGCCGACAAGCTGCAGCGCCTCAACATCGTCTCCAACATCATCGCCCGTGGCAGGGTGTGGATACCTGAGAGCGACCGCCGTAAGGGCTACGTAAAGGACTGGGCCGAGGGATTCGTGAGCCAGATATGCTCCTTCCCCGAAACCACCCACGACGACCTAGTGGACGCATGCACTCAGGCGCTGCGTTACCTACGCGACTCAGGGTGGCTGGACATCGATCCCCCACCGCGGGAGGACTGGGACGAGGACGACTACGCCGACACTGGACGAGTAAGAAGGGTCAACCCCTATGCAATCTGATGAGACTGTGATACAATGGAAGCGTTGTCGTGGAAAACAACAGACGAGAGCCGTTACTCATGCCTTCGCCCTTGGTTCATTCCGCAGGGTTTCCACCGAGGGCAGTAGTAACGGTTTTTTTGTTTTCTGCGCCGACCCTCAGAGCGGGTTAGCTAATGGGCCAATGTCGGGGCTGCACTCATATACCGATGGCATTGCAGTCGCGACCCCGATGCCAGTGGCGTTCCATAGCGACCACAGAAACGAGCAAAACAAACCGAC